CCAAAGCCTCGGCTCGCGGATAGCGCGTGAAGATTCGCGTACCAACTCCTCAATCAGTTCTGCATCCATCGCAACTAGATGTCTTCCGTCGTTTAAGGCGATTCAACGTGCTCGAAATTGGTCGACGTTGGGGAAAGACAAAGTTCGAAGAGTTCGTCATTCTCAACGACGCGATTCGAGGCAGGCGTACGGCGTGGTTCGCGCCTTCGTACAAGTACCTTGCCGAGCCGGTTCGCGATCTTGAACGCGCCCTGCGTCCGCTCATTACGAAACACGATCGAGTCGAGAAGCGCATCGAACTCTCAACCGGAGGGACAATCGACTTCTGGACGCTTGAAGACTCAGACGCGGGTCGTGGACGTTTCTACGATCAGGTAGCGATTGACGAGGCAGGATTTGTTGTCGGCCTTCTCGACATCTGGCGAGCGGCGATTCGACCGACTCTCGCCGATCGAAAGGGAAGCGCGATATTCGCCGGAACGCCGAAGGGTACAGGCGACTTTCATCGTCTCTTCCTTGAAGCAGAAGGCGACACTACAGGCACATGGGCCGCGTTTCGAATTGGCTCGATGTCGAATCCGTTTCTCGATCCTGCGGAAGTCGAAGCCATGCGAGCAAGTCTTCCGAAGTCGATTGCCGATCAAGAACTCGAAGGGATTCCCGCAGAGGACGGAGGCAATCCATTTGGCCTTGATGCGATCCGCGCTTGCATTGCGCCGATGTCGACGGCAACTCCAGAGGCTTGGGGAGTCGACCTCGCGAAGAGCCAAGACTGGACAGTTGCAGTCGGCCTCGATGCCGAGGGCAGCGTCTGTCGACTCGAACGATGGCAGGCTCCTTGGAACGTCACGCGCGAACGACTCGCGAAGATGATCGGCAACGCGCCTGCGCAGATCGACTCGACAGGAGTCGGAGATCCGATCGTCGAAGATCTTCGCAAGGTCTGCCGCAGAACCGAAGGCTTCAAGTTCACAAGCCAGAGCAAACAGCAACTGATGGAAGGCTTACAGATCGCGATCTCGACTGCGGATATTCGCTTTCCCGATGGTTGGCTTCGGAGTGAACTCGAATCGTTCGGCTTCCGATACTCGGGAAGGAACGTCTCCTATGAGGCGACAGTCGGTCACGACGACGGAGTCTGCGCTCTCGCGCTTGCCGTTCTTGCGCGTCGAGCGCGAAGGCCTCTCATGGTGAAAGTCATCTGATGAATCTACTCGCACGAATCAAAGCGGCGTTTACTCCGGAGAAGTACTTCAATTCTTCGATGACGATCCTTCGCGGCGAGCCATCGAAGCGATCGCCGTTTGAATATCGCGCGGCCGTGAATGCGTACCGATCATGGATCTATGCTGCGGCGAATCTGAACGCCGTCGCCGTCGCGAGTCAGCCTCTTCGCTTGTACGTTCGGAATAAGAGTCAGTCGACGAAACTCTGGAACACTCGCAAGGCTTCTCGTCGCACGAAGGCGTATCTCTTCGGAGATCTCGAACAGCGACCGAGTCGATACGCGCTCACGAAGTCCGCAGAGTACGGCGACGATTTCGAGGTCGTCGACGACGCGCATCCGATCCTTCAGTTGCTCTCGAAGGTCAATCCGTATCAGAACGGATTCGACGCGACCGTCCTCCGCGTTCTGTACGGAGAGTTGACGGGCAACTCCTACATCCATCCAGTCATCGATCAGCGTCTCGGAGTTCCGGTGCAACTCTGGACGATGCCTTCGCAATTCGTCGAAGTCGTCCCCGGTCAGCAAGGCGAAGACTTCATCAAGGCATATCGCTACGGCGCGACCGAAGAGCAGAAGCGAGAGAACACATATGCGCCGGATGAAGTGATCCATTTCAAGCGACCGAATCCGGCGGATATGTACTACGGGATCGGCAAGGTCGAGGCCGCTTGGGGCGCGATCATGGCGAATGAAGCCATTCACGAGATGGATGTCGCGTTCTTCGCGAACAAAGCGAGGCCTGATTATCTCCTCGTCGTGAAGTCGCCTGCACACGACGACGAACTCGAACGGCTCGAAGTCTCGATCGACGAGAAGTTGCGCGGATCGAAGCGCACGGGACGCTTCCTCACGACGACGGCAGACATCGACCTCAAGCCCCTCTCTTTCCCTACGAAGGATCTCGCAGGCCGCGATCAGATCGTCGAAGAGATCGCGGCAGTCTTCGGCGTTCCCGTCTCGATGCTCAAGGCAAACGATCCGAATCTCGCGAGCGCGACGGTTGGATTCGCATCATGGAAGCAGACGACGATTCTTCCGCTGCTCCGCATGGATGAGGAGACGCTGAACCAGAATCTTCTTCCGCTCTTCAATATCGAAGAGGATGCGTTCCTCGCCTATGACAATCCTGTTTCCGAGGATGAGCGATTCGCCTTCGAGAAACTCCGCTCGATGGTCGCAGGCGGAATCATGACGGCGAACGAAGCGCGAATGCGCGAAGGCCTTGAGCCAGTCGAAGATCCGATGGCCGATGCGCTTCTCGTCAACGGACAGCCTCTCGGCGGCCCTGCGCCTGCCGCGCCTCTCGGAATGGCTTCGAGTGCGCCGGACGGCCTTACGGGGCCTCTGGACGCCTCAAACGAGATCGAGGAGCCTCCGATGCTTCCGACACAGCCAGAGCAGAAGGACGCGCTCTCAGATTGCGTCTCGGAGAAGATTCCGAAACTGATCGCGGAAGGCTATCCGCAAGATCAGGCAGTCGCGATCGCCTATTCGATGTGCGCCGAAGGGAAGACGCTCGACGAGATCGAGACGAAGGCAATCGGCGACATTGACACTCGGCCTCCGCAGTCGGTGGCCGACAATGCTCGCCGCGCTCTCGAAGTTCGCGCACGGAAGCCAGAGAGCGAGCGCGGAATGACGGCAGTCGGAATCGCTCGCGCTCGCGACTTAATGAATCGAGTGCGACTCTCGGAAGACACGATCCGCCGCATGGCTTCGTACTTCGAGCGTCATGAAGTAGACAAGCAAGGCTCCACTTGGGATGAGCAGGGTCGCGGATGGCAGGCGTGGTACGGCTGGGGCGGCGACGACGGCTTCGCTTGGGCAAAGCGCAAGATCGAGGAGTTCGATCGAGAGCGCGAGCGCAACTCGGAGCGGAAGAAGAAATGCGCCTGCGGATGCGGATCGTGCGATCCGTTTGAAGGCCTCTCGATCGACGACGCTTGGACGAAGGCACTTGAAGCCATTGCGGAAGAGATCGACTGCATCGACGGGAAGAACTGCGGTGTCGGCTCTGAAGGATTCGAGGAAGGCAACACTTGCTCATCTGGCGGCGGCGGCGGCGGCGGCGGATCGAGCGAATCGTCTTCCGCTCCGAAAGAATCAAAGCCTTCGAGCGACAAGCCAAAGGCTCCGAAGAAGCCTCGCTCGTCGAAGCCTGCGAAGGGATCTCCTCCGGCAGAAGGCATGGCAAAGCCACAGTCGCACTCGGTGGAACTCCCTGCGAAGCCTTCGCGGATCACGATCGACGTCGCGGAGAATGCGTTCCGCGCGATGGGCTACCAGATGACAGCATGGAAGCCATCGGCGACCGGAACGACGGTCACGCTGAAGGATGACTCCGGCAAGGAATCGAAACTACCGATCTCCGATGCGGTGAATCTCATCTATGCGAATTCGAGCGATCCGAAGGCAAACGCTGCTCCGGCGATGAAGCCAAAGAAATCTCTGCTCTCTGATCTCTGGACGAAGATGATCGAGTCCGACGAAATTGAGCCTCCGCACGTTCTCACGAAGGATCTCGGCAAGGACGCGCTCAAGGAGTTCGACAAGATCACGAAGCGCGAGGATGAACTCGGGAAGAGCGTCGGTCGCATCTTCGATCGACAGGTCAAGGCCGTTCTCGAACGCATTGCGAAGCAGGACGCTCCGACTCAAGAACTCGCCGCAGAAGTTCAGTCTCTTCTTGAATCGAAGAAGTGGCGCAAGGACATCGTCGACGCGCTTCGGCCGTATCTCGAAGACTCGCTCGCCGCAGGGATCATCCTCGGGAAGACGACGCTTGAGAAAATGAAGGCTCTCCCTGTGAACTTTGACAAGCACGGCGAGGATCTCAAGGCATACGCTCGAACCGAGTCGATCCGTCTCGCGAATCGCGCGGCAGACTCAACGAATCGTTGGACGGCAGTCAAGTTCTCGAAAGTCATCGGAGACGGAGTCGCGAACGGCGAGACGATTCCAGAGATCGCGGAGCGCGTGAAGACTTGGGCCATCAAGGACGGAGACGCGGAACGCGCGACAACTCGCCGCGCTCTGACGATCGCTCGCACCGAAGCGCAACGCGCGAGCCGACGCGCTGAGGTCGAAGCATGGAAGGCATCCGGCGTAGTCAGCGGAAAGACTTGGCTTCTTGCTCCTGATCCTTGCGAGTTCTGCGAGGCCGCGAGCGATGCGTTCTCGAAGAACGCTGTCGGCCTCGAAGACTCTTTCTACGGTGAAGGCTCGGAGATCATCGGCAAGGACGGAGGAATCATGGTCGCGGATTACGAAGCGATCGACGGG